CCCGAGTTTCGAATCAACACTTAGTGGTTTCCCACAGACCAGTTATACTAATACCTGGGTAAATGCTTTAGTATCTTACGTGACCCTGAGGGAGATGGGGAAGAGACCTTTAAAGGCCTTCTCACGACTCGGATGTTACGGAGGAGATGATGGTATAACGGGAGACCTAGACCCCGACACATTTAAGATGGTAGCTGACTGGTTCGGATTAAAGTTGAAAGTGGTTATCAGGAGACGCGGCGATATGCCACATTTCCTGGGCCGCAACTACAACCCAGACGTTTTCTTAGGAGTGCCTGACTCTTCAGGCAATCTAGAAAGACTTATGCAATCACTGTTTACTATAAAGAAACAAGTGATGCCCGAACAATTCGATAGCTACATGGTAGGCAAGTTGCGCAGTTTAGAAATGAACGATGCCAACTCCCCTGCTCAAGCTGCAGTGATACGCGCTGGCAAGCGCGTATTCAAATATGATGATAGTAAACCATTGCAACTCGGTCAAATGACTGGCTATTGCATCAAGGAGGCTTGGGCCCTTGGCTTCAATAAGAAAGAAGACATGTACCCAAACCGAAACACCAATAACTGGATGCTAGAGGTGCCAACGGCTGACTACGTCAACATACGCGAGTACATAGACTACTGGAACCGCGTTGAGACTAGAGATCAATTCTACCGGGGAATAATATTCACACCTCAACTCACCATGCACATTACATCTAGTAATTCCATCGATGAGAAAAACCCCGGTTTCGAACCCAACGTAGGTAAAAACCCTCCGGCAAAAGTGAACATCAACATCAACGGAGACCTACGAGTCGTGAGTGACGCACTCAAAGACCACCATAGAGTGGTGAAATCCAACCGCAACAAAATCAATCAAGCCCTTATCAAGGGTGACAATACATCGTTACGACAAAACAAGTCGGGCGTCGGTCCAGGATCTCCACGGAGACCGCCTGAACGTAAAACCCGTGAACACAAAACCTACTCAGATTGATAAACCAGTATGACATTAGATAATCAATATTCGCGACAAGAATAGTATGGTGCAACATACTGAAGGCTTGATGAGGTCGGCTTTGCCTAGGGCAAGGGGGCATCCCCACCCGAAGATAATAAATTTATCCTCATCGACCCTTTAAAATAAAGTCACACAAAACCAAACAAAAAGAGATAAGTGACACCAGACATTGCAAATCAGACATAATAAAATTTTTCGGGCTTGCTGGGGCCCAATGAATATTCGAACGAAAAACAG